TGCCTTGTCATTAAACTCATAGTGACGTATAAAGGTGACAGAGCTACAATTAGTAGTAACACAAGCACACTTGTAAATGAAAGTGCTTTAATTATTGCAAATTTGATCATGTTTCAAAAGATCGCTAATGTTTTAAGTATTGTTTCTTTTATCATGGTAGCCTCCATGAGTGGTGGAGCGTACTTCGGTTACAAGTATGTAACGAGTGAAAATTTTAAGTCTCAGGTAATGAAAGAAATAATGGGTAACGTATCTGGGCTGATGCCGAAGGTATTAGATAAAGGTCTACCTGACGTAACGGGACCATCTATACCTACTAAATCCCTTCCAAAACTATAAGTCTATATGAATAATAATCTTATTATAAAAGGAGTAGCAGTAGGGCTTGGAACAGCTTTTGTATCTTCTCAGTTTTATGCAATTAATTTATTAGCTACAAAACCTAACTTACCTATATTTGATTTGCCTGTAAGTAAATACTCTACATATGAGATTGAAGCTGATAAAGATAGCTATAAAATAAGACACAGGATGCACGATCCAAGAATTATTGCTTCTATTGAAAGCAGCAAAAAGCCAGCAGGGTTCTTAGGTGCAAGTAAGTCATATGTCACCAAAGAAAGTCAAAAGATAGCTGGTGAAAAGGATGTAACTATTGTCAATAATGGTGAGCTTACAGCAAAACAAATAGCTTGTATAAAAGAAAGAGCAAAAGGAGAATCCACAGGACAACTTATTGGAACGTCAGTAGCTACAGGAACAGGTTTATCTAGTTCACTAGCTAATGTTCCTATAGTTGGTTGGTTCTTATCTGGCTTTGCTACAAATCAAGCAAGAAGAGAGGGCGGTAAGATAGGAGGTAATATGGCCTCTGACTTTAACGACTGTTAATGCCTACGATAAAAATACCTGAGATAAAAATACCAAAAATAAATATACCAGAAACGCCATATGTACCTGAGACTGTATTGGTAGGCGAAAACCCTGCTTGTGATTTAACTAATAGAGATATAGAACTATCAGAAAATCCAACTATAATTTTTCATGGCAGAAAGGCTTATGCTACTTGTCCTAATGGTCAGGCGATTGCTGGTACACAACCAATTAAAGTTCAACCAGAGGCTAAAACATTTAGACCCATTGTTTACGATGCACAGGATACTATAGAGACAGAAGGTACATATAATTTTCAACCGAAAGCAAGTGGAGTAAATATTAATTTAGGACAGAAAGAAGAAGAGGAAGAGATTGAGTTAGTACCTTGTCCACCAAAAAATGCACCATACAGACCTGGCGATTGGAGAAATGAGCTTAGATTAGAAAGGCTGGTAAAATATGAACGTGGGCTATTGGAGGGTTCTTGTGACGCAATCTGGGAAGAAGTACCGTTTGTTGACCAGTACATACCGACAGCTAGTGTTGTTGTATCTACTGCTGTTATCGCTTCTGTTGCTGCCACTACTCCACTACTACTTAATATTGTCAAGCCCTTAGTAAAAAATATTATAAAGAAGTTTACAAAAAAGAAAGAAAAGGTAGAATAAGTATCCGTAGACGAGTGAGATACCCGTAGCTTGTCTACTTTAATTTATGAGTATGTGGAATAACTTGATTTGGAACGCTGGTCAGTACAACATTTCTACAACTAACAGCATCATCTCCTACAAACTTAACACCCAACTTAAGTTGCTCGGCACATATTTTTAAACGGTTAAGATTGACTTCTAGCTTTTTAGCATCAAGCATAAACTCCTGATACTTTCTATAAGTTTGGGCTGCCTTTATGCACTCATCATCAAATCGTTTTCCCAATGGAATTTGAATACTAATAGTCGCCCCATATGAAAAGTTATGGTTTATCTGATCTAATCTTTCTTGCTCTGCTATGTAAAGTATTTCACCAGGATTTGTTAGCTGACCAGTCTCACTATCTTTTGCTTGGTTATATATATTTGTTCTTTGTATAGTGCTTCTTGGAGTGTTATAGTATTCTCCTTTTGTTATGAAAGGATTAAAACTAAGAGTAGGTGTTTGGCATTGAATACCATTGCTATATCTATGTGTAGGGAAAGATCCGCTTATACTTTGAAATCCTTGATTTACAATCGTGGACTGTGTACTGGACTGAGGATTACTTATAGTTGTCTCGGCATAAACAGGACTAGCAAATAAAAGCCCTATTGAAATAAGGTTGTAGAAGTTTGTGTTGTTTCTATTGTTTGTGTTCGATTTATTATGCTTACTGCGTCTAAACCAGGAGCCATAAAGTTTTCCGTTAGAGAAAAGGCATCTCCTTCGCTCACGATCTCCCACTGTGGTTTGCTTGTTAAGTTTGGTGTTATCCATTCAAAATTAACTGCACCTGCATTACCTGTATTCTGACTTGTTGTGTAAGTGGCTTCAGGAGAGATAACAGTACCATCTTTGATTTTGATATTAGATCCTGTAACTGAGTATGCATAACCTGAGTTATAGTTTTCAGTAATAATAACTTCATCTATTTTTGAAATACTCCTTGAATTGCTTTGAATTTGGTTCGCGCCAAATCTAGGAGTTTCAGCAAAAGCATTAGGACTAAAAACAACAAGTAAACAAAGCCACCATTTCATTAATCGAGGCCAAGTGTAATAGTTGATTGGAGCGTTGCAGTTGTACCAGCACCCATATCAGCAAGGTTAACTGTGAGACCTTGTCCAGAATCAAGTGTAATAGCTACAGAACCAGGATCACCACCCGATACAACCGTATAGGAGCCTAAAAGAGGCAACTGAGCGATACCATTTTGAACCGTGCTTGCAGTAGTACTCGTACTGTCTCCTTGCAAATAGGTTTCACTGACTGAAAAAGCATCACCAGAATTTACTACCGAGAAGCTAGTGTCATAGTCAACAGTAGGAACACCGTTAGTGATGCCATTATCTGCTAAATCAAGACTACCTATTGCATTAGCCACAGTGTTTGCCTTTGGCTGTATGTTTGTACCAGAAACACTTATAGACGATGCAATTCTTTCTGAAGTAGCACTAGCACCCAAAGTAGATACTGAGGCTACTGATTGGATTGAATGTGTTACGTCTGCAAAACTAGCTGTTGGAAATGCTAGTAAAATCAAAGGAAGAAATTTTTTCATTTTTTGGGTGATGGGGGATCTACGATTTCTGCACCAATAATTTTTATCGGTGTCTCAATTCTAACTGTCTGATAACCACCAGACTGTGACGCTAGTAACGCTTCCACTTCTTTTTTGTTTAGAGGCTTGTCCTCTGGTTTAAATGTACCATCTCCACGCTTCTTTGCACCCTCTAGGCCAAACGAGGCTAAGGCTCCAGTTAACAGAGAAGCTGGAAATGTAATGTCCTTGGGTTCGTTACTGTAACCCGGAAGTGAGATGTAGTTAAGCGATACTATGAAACCACTCCAAGCAACAACAGTAAGCCTTACTACGACTGAGATAAACGCTAGTTGTTCTTCTTTGTCCGTGATGTTTTCCTTCAGTTTTTGAAGTGGACTTTTTTTCTCCTGTTCTGCCATAGAAGCGTAGTATCTTGTCTAATACTAGCATTTTCGTTATGTTTGAAAAGTAACACAAGATTATTATGCTTAAAATTTTAAAACCAATACTACTAAAATTTTTTACTACGACTGCTGTAAAAAGATTAGTGATAGATCTTCTTAGAGCTATCTGCAAACAAACCACAAATACATTAGATGATCGCTCTGTTGATATGCTAGAGCAACAACTATTCCCAAAACTTAATTAAAATGAATCACAAAGAATTTTTTAAGATACTCGTTGGTAATCCACCACCAGAAGTAGAGTTTGAAATCTTAGTTAAACAACGTGAAACAGAGCAAATGCCTGATGAAGCTGTAAAAGCATACTGTTTAGACTTAATAAAGTACACCAAGCTACAAGATTTGCTTTTAACTTCAGCAATAATGCGTATATCAGAAATAGAAACCAAACTATACAAGTATGAAAAAGGTATGAAACTATATAAAAAAGTAAGAAAACTAGGGTTTATAGGTAAAATAAGGTATCTTCTGTTTGGCAAAACAGATAAGAGATGATTATATTAATTAAAAAACAAGACTAATCATGGATAAAAATTTTAAAATCCTAGAAAAGTTACATCTACTTCTAGCAAAAGAACTGACAGATAAGATTACAAGTGGCGAAGCAAAAGCAGGGGATCTAAACGTAGCTAGACAGTTTCTAAAAGATAACGGTGTTGAGTGCTTACCTGTAGAGAAAAACCCAATGCAAGAACTTATGGAGAACTTACCAGACCTAGATGCTGTACCTTTAGCTGATTTATAATTGCAACCCTTACCAAAAAAACTACAAGACTTTAGATATTTCTTAATTGTTACTTGGAGACATCTAAACCTACCAGACCCTACACCTGTTCAGTTAGACATAGCTGAATATCTACAATATGGTGCAAGACGCAAAATCATACAGGGATTTCGTGGTGTAGGTAAAAGTTGGATTACATCTACCTATGTAGTGTGGAGACTTCGTATGAATCCACAACTAAAATTCTTGGTTGTATCTGCCAGTAAAGATAGAGCCGATAACTTTACTACATTTACCATGCGTCTTATCAATGAGATGCCAATACTTGCTGATTTGATACCTAGAGATGACCAAAGAAACAGTAAGGTTAGTTTTGATGTAAAACCTGCACAAGCCGATCATGCCCCCTCATGCTCTTCTAGAGGTGTCTTAGGGCAAATGTCAGGAGCTAGGGCAGATGAAGTTATTGCTGATGACGTAGAAGTTCCTAACAACTCCTACACACAGCCCATGAGAGACAAACTTAGTGAAGCTGTAAAAGAATTTGAAGCGATATTAAAACCAAATGGAAAGATTACCTTTCTTGGTACACCACAAGTAGAAAATTCTGTGTACCTAACACTAGAAGAAAGAGGATATGAAACAAGAATATGGACAGCTAGATACCCAGAACTAAAAAACAACTACGGAGATAGACTTGCTCCTAAAATTCAAAAAGAACTTCTAGAAGGGACTGTAAGACCTAAAGATCCTGTAGACCCTATAAGGTTCTCTGCACAAGATTTGATGGAACGTGAAGCTTCCTATGGGCGTTCTGGCTTTAATCTACAATTCCAACTGGATACAACCCTTTCAGATCAAGATAGATACCCTTTAAAAATAAACGACCTAGTAATCGCTTCTATAAATAAAGAATTTGCACCAGAAAAAATTATTTGGTCTAATAATCCCGAATATGTCATCACCGATCTGCAATGTGTAGGCTTTAATGGCGATAGATTTTACCGACCAGCCCAAGAATTTGGAGACTTTATAGAATATACAGGGTCAGTTATGTTTGTTGACCCCTCTGGTAAAGGTAAAGATCAGACCGCTATAAGCTGCGTTAAGATGCTTAATGGTAATTTATACGTCACAGAGTGTTTAGGACTTTCAGGAGGCTACTCAGATGCCGTTCTAGAGAAGATTAGTAAGATTGCTAGAGACAATAACATAAATCAAATACTCGTTGAACAAAACTTCGGTGGTGGTATGTTCGCTGAACTGTTAAAACCCTTCCTTATGAGGTTCCACCCTTGCCAAGTTGAAGACGTTAGAAACAATAAGACTAAAGAACTACGCATAATCGACACCTTAGAACCTGTAATGAACTCTCACAGGCTCATAATTGATCGCAAAGTGATAGAAAAAGACTTCCGTTCTAACCCTCAAGAAACACCAGAACGTAGACTTAAACTCCAACTCGTCTATCAACTATCACGAATATCCAGACACAGAGGTTCCCTAGTACATGATGACCTCGTTGACTCCCTTGCAGGTGCTGTTGCTTATTGGACAGACTACATGGCTCAAACTGAAGACATAAATATCTCTAAAAGAAAAGAAGAATTACTTTCTATTCACACAGATAACTGGAATGATTTATTAAATAACACTATCTCTCAAGCTGCTATGGGTATGTCCCCTCAACAGATAAGAAATTCTAATGTATCTACCGATGGTTTCATAAGTGGAGCTTATTAGGGACCACTATAGGAGAAAGACTAAAGAACACACTAAGATTACACTAAGGATTTCACTAAGTGAGCTAATCTTGATTTGCTGCTGCATGGTTCCTTACCAAAAAAAATTAGGAACAAAAATTTGAAGGGGTTTACGTATATGTCGATTGCAAATTTTACCCGTAGCCCTCGCAAAAATCCACAAAAAAAGTAGCCTAGCAAGCAAAAACATTAATATAACTAGGGTTTTATAATATATCTTATATTATTTAGGGCGTATTAGGTCAAATTTTTAGGTTGACTATGTATATTTCTAAGTAATCGATAAGGGGGGTATTGTTACAGAATGTAAACATAAATATTCGTAGTGATACTAAGGGAAATCAATAGAAGGTAGTCAGTAGTAGTTGCAAAGCTAAGGGATATATGTAACCATTGAGTTAATCGGATTCAAACCGATTCAATCAAACCAATCAAACCAATCAAACCATGAACCAACTAAAACAAGATGTAGCATCTTATATGATCTCAGGATTAGAAGATGAGACAGGCTTAAATATGGATGTATCAGATTTACACCATTATTTACTTAATCAAGACTATTTTATTATTGGAACTTACAAAGCTAAGAAATGGTTAGGCTCTGAAGTCTTTGACGTTATCGAAACAATCAGAGAATATGAGCAATCAAACTTTGGTGAAGTATCGACCGACTTTTCCAACCCTGAGAAAGTAGCCAATATGTATGCTTATATCTTGGGTGAAGAAATACTATCTGAATCTGAAGTCTATCAACAATTAGCAATTGAAGATGACATACTTGACGAAGATGACCTTAAGAACTTAATTGAAGATCTAACAGAATCTTTCTAGGTGGGCTTCTATGCCTACCTTGAAAGGCTCATAAACCTTTCACTTGTAAACCTTACATTTAGAACCACAATGACTAAAACAATTGAATTAAAACTTACTGACAATCAATATGATTTGTTATGTAGGATTGCAACAGCAGACAAAAGACGTTTAGAAGATCTTTGTTACTTACTTTTTGGTGAAGGAATTAAGTTTTTTTATAGTGAGACTTCTATTGTTATAAAGAAAAAACCTAACGAGTACACCAAAGAAGAGAAAAAACAATTAGTTAAAAATGAAGAGCTTGAAAAGACAAAAGGATTTGATTCTCTTTCTTACGTTGAGAAACAAGCACAAGGTTATGAACACGTATGTCTTTACATGAGTAGCTTTGCTGAAGGTGACACTTTTCTTGACAAGTTAGCTGAAGATATAACAAACAACGCTACTAAAACTCATGTCTAGATCAAAAACTGCTACTCTTTGGGAGCTTGATTGTATATTGCATAGAGCCGCAAAGCTTACTGATAGAGACTTTACTATCTATCCTCCTTCTGATGAAGAAGGCAATCTCTCAGTAGATGAAACTATTGAGTATTACAAAAAAGAAATTATTAAAACTATTAATCAAATCTAATGAACTTTATGGAAGAGATCAACGAAGAAACTCAAGCCATGCTGAAACAAATCAGCATACGCAAAGCTGAGAAGACAGCAGTAGCCAAGAAAAGGATTGCTGAACTAAAACAACTAATTAAATTCTGGGAGGAAGACTTATGAACGACCAACAACTAAAAGAACTTGTAGAAAAAGTTAATAATCTTGAGAAAGGTTATAGAGATTTATGTTCTGCAAATGACAGAAACAAACAAGCTTTTTTACATCTCATTGAGTTGCAAAAAAACATGAAGAAAATGCTTGAAGAATTTTTTGGCGATCTTACAAAATTAACTGGCAAAGACAAAGACCGCAAGTGGATTTTAGATTTACTTGTACACAATGTTGAGTCACTTATAAATATGTTTGTCAAGATTGATGAAAGTCTTAGCGAAAGTTCTACAAGTGCAGCTTCAGCTATTACATCTATAGAAAAAAGGCTCAACGAACTAGAAAAAAGGCAAGCACAATGAAGTGTCCTAACTGTAGTAGCTCTAATCTGACAGTTAGAAAAACTATGTATAAAGAATGGGATAACGAAACAAAACCCTACACTTATAGACGTAGGTTATGTATCTCTTGTGGTCATAGATTTACCACAAGAGAATATACAATCCCTGATCTTATCGCCTTTGGCAAACAAGGTTATCTTGATATGATAGATGACCTTAAAAAAAACATTTAAAGAACCACCATGAAAACTAAAATGCCTACGCTTTCTGAAGCAACTAGAGTTGTATATAAAAGAAGAAAGAACGGAACTAAATCTGCTACTAATTTCTTGATAGGAATGAAGCACAACATCAAAGCACTTGGCGACCTACCAGTAAATAAAATTACTAGACCTATGGTTAACAAGATGATGGATATTTTAAAAGAAAAACCCTACAAAAATAGTAATGCAGTTATCAATCAAAAGATGGGCTATTTGAGAGTCGTACTTCAAGAGATGGAGGAAGACGGATACATTGAGATGATTAAGATGCCAAAACCTAGACCAACAAAGAACAGTAAGGTGCATTACCTAACTGAGGATATGGAAAAAGATTTATTAGATTATCTTTATTCAAAACAAAATCCAAACACTTGGCTGGCAGCAGAAATTATTAAATGTTTAATTGATTTAGGTTGCAGAGTAAATGAACTAATGAATCTAGAAAACAGATTTGTTGACTTTGAAAACAATCAAATTAATTTTAACGATAGAAAAAACGATCAAGCTGTAGCTGTACCTATGACAGATAGAGTACAAAAGATAATGAAAAAATGTCTTTCTTATAGTGGTAGACCAACAGAAAAAGTATTCTGTGGTGTTAATTATGCTTGGTTAAATGCTATATGGCAGAAAGCTAGGAAGGACTTAGGCTATGCCGATAAGAAGTTTTATACTATCCACCTATGCCGACATACCTGTGCATCAAGGCTAGTACAAAGAGGAGTACCGATACTACTGGTTAAGGATTGGCTAGGGCATGAGGACATAGAAAACACCATGATCTATGCACACCTAGCACCAAAGGCTTTGCACTCTGTAGTTGATGTATTAAATGACTGAGCCTAGCAAGAAACAACTAGAGCTAGAGCAAAGTATCTCTAGCATCTCAGCCTATAACAAGATCAGTAAACAAAACAAAAACATAGAGAAGGGCAGGGAGTCCGAGAACTATTATGCTCGCAACATCATAGAGTCAGGACTACAGAAGTTAAGCAAAGCAATACAAGATCATATAGATGAAAGTCTTAGCGGTAAGGTAGGAGTTAAAGCTGTCTCTGCTTTGTTTCTTTCTCAGTTCCCAGACGTAGATGTAGTTGCCTTTATTGCTTTCAAAGTATTACTAGATAATGCTTCGCAGTTAAAGACAACTGTATCAACTGCACTCAAGATTGGTCAGATGCTAGAAGACGAACTTAGATTTACTAAGTTTGAAGAGCTAGACCCTAAACATTTTAAGAACATAAAGAAACATACCAGAGATACCAAGAACGAAGGCTACAAAAGAAACCTTATGGTCTATCACATGAACAGTAAAGGCCATGAGTTTCAGACTTGGACAAGAGGTAATAAACTTAAGGTTGGGCTGAAGTTGATCGAGTTGATAATGATAAAAATAAATATGGTCAACCTAGTAAACAAGAAGGTAGGCAAAGCAACTACAAGTTATGTTGTCTTTACTGATAGGTTTATGAAGTATATAAGGCAGGGTAGATCCAATAGGATTGCTGCCTTTCCTATCTACCTACCTTGTCTTGATGTACCAAGAGAGTGGACTTCAATAGATAGCGGTGGGTACTTTACAGACAGACTAAAAACAAAAGCAATCAAGAGTTCTAATCAAGACTACCTAAACACACTACGAGGAGAAGACTTAACAACAAGTCTGAAAGCGTTAACTCTGGCGAGTCAGACAGCTTGGAGTGTAAATCAATTTGTTCTAGAAACTCTTGAATACTGTTGGGAGGAACGAATAGAGGTTGGTTCATTGATAGATAGGGAGCTTGCAGAACTGCCAACAAAACCAATTAATATTGCTACTGATAAGGAAGCAAGAGAAGAATGGAGATATTTAGCTGGTTTAATCCATGATATGAATCATCAGAATATGGTCAAGAGGTATCAGATACTATCAATGATTGATACAGCAAAAAGGTATGTTGGCGAAAAATTTTATCACGTTTACCAGTTTGATTTTACTGGTCGTATGTATCCATTAACCGCACACTTTCATCCACAAGGTAATGACATAGCAAGAGGGCTACATAGATTCCATGAAGGTGCAGAGATAAAGACTAAGCAAGACTTGAACTGGTTAGCCATAGCAGGTGCTAATCATTGGGGTCTTAATAAACATACCTATGAGGAAAGGTTGGAATGGGCTTACATAGAAGGAACTGATCTAGCAGAAGAAGTATATAAAGACCCGATAGGTAATGTTGGGATATGGGGTAAAGCAAAAGAGCCATTTCAATTTTTGGCTTGGTGTAAAGAGTGGTGTGAGTTTCAATGCGAAGGGTATGGATATATATCTCATCATGTCTGCTGTCTTGATGGTACAAACAATGGCTATCAACATATAGCAGGTCTTATATCTAATCAACATCTAGCTAATAAAGTTAACCTACAAAATGTTAAACAACCACAGGATTTATATAAACAAATACTTGACGTTCTCTTGATGCTACTGAAGTATGACAAGTCTGAACAAGCTGCAGTCTGGTATGCACAGAAAGATAAATTGACAAGAAAGTTTATAAAAAAACCTGTGCTTATGATTCCATATAACTCAACTACATTCGGCATAGCAAACTACATAGAAAAATATTTTGTAAATGAAAATGTTTTTATTGCAAAAAATTTTAAAAATAATTTTTATCTGGCAACCATGATTGAACAGGCAGTGAAGTATGTAACCCCAGAAAGCTATGAAGTATTGAAGTACTTGCAGACTACAGCGTTATGTTTTAACAAAGAGAACAAACCTATCTCTTGGCATACACCATCAGGGTTTCTTGTACAACAGAACTACTACAAGAATGATGTTAAAAGAGTAAAGACTAAACTAAGTAACTCAAGTGTTAGGCTTAGTCTAGCTGAACCAGATACTACAAAGGTAGATAAACTTAGACAGGCACAGGGTTTTCCTAGTAACTATATACATAGTCTTGATGCTGCACATTGTCACATGAGTTTGGTCGAAGCAAGCAAGCATGGATTAAAAAACTTTTGCGTTATCCACGACTGTTATGGAAGCCCTGCATCTGAGCTTCAAAGATTTATTGAATGTGTAAAGCAAAGTTTCTTTAATATTTATAGTGACAATAATCTTGACAATCTTTACCATCAGACGGCCAAACAACTTAGTGATACAAGTAAGCTACCAACAGCACTAAATATGGGAGACTTTAATATTAAAGATGTGTTGACAGCACCATATATATTTACATAACAAGAGATCAAGGTATAGTTAGGGAACGTCTTTTATAGACGCATTAAAACGGAAACCAAACCAAGGTATCAAACATGGAAGATCTCAAGCCAGAGACTATTAAGATAGTCACACCTAATCCTACCAATTTTAGGTATTCATATCTTGTAACTCCTGACGAGTACAAGGGTATCAAGAAATACAAAGCAGAATGTCTTATCAAGAAAGGCATAATGATGAAAGATGAAATGGGTAGAGAGGTTGATGCAGTAGAACATATCTACTCACAGCTAGAAGAGCTACTAGAAAGATGGAAGGTTTCATTAAAGGAATACTATCCAGATAGAAAGTTCACTCTTACCAAGAATAAGTTTGGTGAACCTGCACTTCCTTATTACTTAGAAGATGATTACCTAGTCATCAAGACAAGTAAGAAAGCTGGTGGGGTAAAACAAAATGGTGATGTATGGACTAATCCACCTGTTACTTTTTGGGCTAACGAAGACCCACTACGTCTTATGACAGACGAAGAGAAAGAACAGTATGAAAAGATAAGTCCTATGACAGAAGGGCAGATGTCTATGAAGTGTAGTGGCTATGACGCAGGTGCTAATGGTGTCGGTATCAGATGCCAACCTTTGCAAGTCATAGTAAGAAAGCACGTTGAATGGACAGGTAGTCCAGACTTTCAAGCAGAAGCACCAAATAGTTATGAAGAGAAAAGTACTGCGTCAACAGCAGCCGATTTCTAAATACAAGAGTAAGTTTGAAGCTACGTTTGCTGACAACTTAACAAAAAAGAAAATTGTATTTACCTATGAAACTCTCAGCATTGACTATGAAATTACTTGCACCTATCGCCCTGACTTTATCCTCAACAATTTTATTGTGGAAACAAAAGGCTACTTCTCGAAAGAAGATAGACGCAAGCATCTTGCAATTAAGGAGAAACGACCCGACCTAGATATAAGGTTCTGTTTTCAAAATAGCAGAACCAAACTATCCAAAGCCAAAAACTCTATCTCTTACGCCAAATGGTGTGAGAGACATGGGTTCCAATACTGCGACAAATTTATTCCTGATGATTGGTATGAAGAGCCAATACAAAAACAAAATAGTTTGCCCTGAGTGCGGTAAAAAAAACTGTGCAGTCTTTGATGATGGACACCACCACTGTTTCACTATGGACTGTGGCTACACCTATTACCCAAACAAAAAAGAAAAACCAGTGACCAGTAAGATCATTCCTATATACAAACCAAACCCACAGTTACTTAAGGTAACACCGATTGCTTTACCTAAACGTGGAATCACTAAGGAGACTTCAGAACTATTTGGTTATGGTATGGCAGAGTACAGAAGACAACCAGTACAAGTAGCTACATACAAAGATCAAAAAGGTAATGATGTTGCACAGCACATACGCTTTCAAGATAAGAAGTTTATATGGATAGGAGATATGTCAAAGGTACAGCTATGGGGTCAGCATCTATGGAGACAGCATGGCGGTAATGGTTCTGTCTTTCTAACTGTTTGCGAAGGTGAGATAGATTGCATGAGTGCTAGTCAGATACAAGGTAATAAGTTTCCTTGTGTGTCTATACCATCAGGGGTACAATCAGCAGCCAAGTATTTAGCAGCTAACTACAAATGGCTTGATAGCTTTTGTCGTATCGTTATTTGCTTTGACAATGATGAAGCTGGTAACAAAGCAGCAGAGAAGTGTATGGAGGTATTGCCAAGAGGTAAGGCAGCTATAGCAAGACTAGATCGTAATGATATAAACGATCATCTTGTATTAGGTGAAGGTGATCTAGTCAAAGACAGGCTATGGAAAGCTAGACCAGTAAGACCTGACTCTCTTATCAATGCAGCAGACGCTTGGGATTTGTTCACCAAGGAAACAAGTAAACCTGTATCAGACTTTCCATTTCCAAAGCTAAACGAATACACAAAAGGTTTGTTTCCTAGTCAGATCTTTACAGTAGCTAGTGCTAGTGGTGCTGGTAAGTCCACAATATGCAGGGAGCTATGCCACCATTTCTTAAAAAGAAACCTTAAGGTTGGTTACATTGGGTTAGAAGAATCAGTACAAAGAACTCTTCAAGGTCTAGTAGGTATTGACTTGAACATTCCTTTGCACTTAAATGAAGATGGCATAACTAAAGATGATCTGCGGATTGCGTTTGATAACCTCACATCAACACGCAATCTTTTTTTATACAACCACTTTGGTAGTCTTGAACCTGATGTACTGCTTGAACAGATAAGATACTTAGCTACTGTTGATGGAGTAAAGGTAGTCATACTAGATCACATAAGCATAGTCTTGTCTGGTCTTGAACTAGATAATGAACGCAAAGCAATAGATATAATAATGACCAAGCTTAGAAGTTTAAGTGAAGCAACAGGTATAGCTATTGTATTAGTCAGCCATCTACGTAGACCACAAGGACAATCGCATGAGTCGGGTAGAGAAGTTGATACATCAGACTTAAGAGGATCTCATTCACTACTCCAACTAAGTGATGTTGTACTCTCAGCTTCAAGAAACCAGACAGGAGATGCTAGTGAGAGACAGCGATTACAGTTAAAGGTATTGAAGTCTAGACATACTGGCATGACAGGAGAGGTAGATAAATTATTGTACGACCAGAAGACAGGTCGGCTTGTTGTATATGAGGATTTTATTTAACTATGACTTTACTTATTGATGCTGATTGGTTGGTGTATTCTTCTTGTTGTGCTTGCGAAGAAGATACACGTTGGAATGAATGGCAACACCAACTTACAAGTGATGTAAGAGAATGTCTTAACTGCATAGAAAATAGGCTTGATGTTTATAAAAGTATTGCAGAAGACAAACATGATATTGTCATGTGTTTTACTTCTAATCCTACATTTAGACATGAGATATTTCCTGAGTACAAAATTAATCGAATAGGTAAAAGACCACCTTTAGCTTTGAAAAATACAATTAACAAAGTAAAAGAAAGATATGAATGTATTAGTTATCCAAACCTTGAGGGAGATGACGTACTTGGATTACTTGCAACTAATGGTAAGTATGACAATCCTATTATTGTTTCAGTTGATAAGGACATGAGAACCATTCCTTGCAAGTTACTTGCAACAGAAGAGATAGAACATATTACAGAAAAGAAAGCAACTAGACATTGGTTTGAGATGTCGTTAGCTGGTGATGCTGGTGATGGAATACTAGGTATCAAAGGTATGGGTATGGTTACTGCTTCAAAGACTCTAGCCAATACACCTGATACCAAAGAAGCACTATGGTCTAAGGTACAGGAGACATATACAAAGAAAGGTTATACGATTGCTGATGCTATTTTGAACGCAAGACTCACAAGGATACTGAGAGAAGGAGATTATGATTACAATACAGGTGAAGTAAAACTTTGGAACCCATAAAGAAAACCCCAAGAGGAACCACACCCTTGAGGTTTTCAAACTAAACAAAAGTCCTTATGGAGAAATCAATATCTTTTGTTTAGTCTTGCGTTGCAACAAGGTAACCACTCCTTGCTATCTACAGACTAACATATAATATAGAAATAGCTCTTTAATTTTTGTGTCTTTACCAGTAATTACTGACGAACTTATACAAGCTTTAGATGCTGTGTTTCCTAACAGACACCCAGACCTATCGCTATCAGATCGTGAAGTGTGGTATCGTGCAGGGCAGAGGTCTGTTGTTGATTATCTTATCGAACAACAACTAAGACAAAAAGAAACCATGTTAACTAACAGAGTCTTGGAGAACTAGCTATGTGTTTTGGCGGTGGTGGCGGTGGTCAACGTAGAGTTGCAAAATATCAAAGCAAGAATGACGCTGCTGTTGTTACAGGTATGCAGACAGGTGTTGAAAATCCTAAAGATACAAAGAAAGCCTCAGACAAATTAAAAATACAAAGAGAAAAAGAAGAAGGAAGATATGTAGATCCAAGCATTGCTACAGCACAAAAGCTAACACGAAACAGAAATAACATTATGCAACCTAAAACTGCTAGAAGTTATTTGAATAAAGCAAACTAAAAGAAGACTTTAATTTAGTTCATGCTAGTATAAGAAAAAAATAATATTTAAAAGCTATGTGCATCGGAGGAAGACCATCACCCCCACCTGCACCTGCGCCCGAACCAGTTGATTCTCCTATAGAAGATACTGCTGATGCAGTTGTTGTTGGTAAACAAAAAAAGAAACAGGTTTCTGACTCGAAACTGGCACAAGGCAGAAGAATGGGTACTAAGTCATTACAAATACCACTATTAAATAATAAAGGTGGAGATTTAAATTATCCAACTTAATATGGAATACTCAGCACAAGGCACAACCGCAGCAGGTAGGTATGAAGCACTTGTTAGTAGTAGATCTGTCTACGATAGAGAAGCAAAAGAATCTTCAAAGCTAACGATACCTAGCTTAATACCAGAACAAACAACTGGCACAAGGGCAAGAATAAAAACACCCTTTCAAGCTACTGGTAGTCGTGGTGTAAATAGCTTGTCTAATAAATTATTAATGACTTTGCTACCACCAAGCACAGCATTTTTTAAATTAGAAATAGATGCTCTTGAAATAAGAAAGCAAGGGCAAGAACAAATGCAGAGTGAAATAGATAAAGGACTACGAACAATAGAAAATGCTTTGATGAATCAGATAGAAATATCTAATGACAGAGTTGCTATGTTTGAAGCTATCAAACATCTAGTCGTATCAGGTAATGTTTTGTTATATCTAACAGATGCAGGTCTTAAAGTTTATCCATTATCTAAGTTTGTTTGTAAGCGTGATGAAGTAGGTAACGTATTAGAAATATTAACTAAAGAAACAATACACCCACAAGCTTTACCTGCTGCTTTCTTAGAACAGATCAAGAAGAAAGAAAACTATGATGCTAAAACAATGACAGATGACCTTGATATATATACACATATAAAAAGGATTAATGATGATGTCTTTTGGTTTCAAGAATGTAAAGGAGAAAAGATACCAAACACAGATGGTAGGTCAAGAGTAGATGTAACACCTTGGCTACCTCTTAGATTTATTAGGGTTGATGGTGAAGATTATGGTAGAGGTTATGTTGAAGAATATAGAGGAGATTTAATTAGTCTTGAGTCTTTAATGCAAGCAATAATTGAAGGTGCTGCTGCAAGTGCAAAGACTTTATTTTTAGTTAATCCTAATGGTGTCACAAGGGCAGCGACTATAGCTAAAGCTCCCAATGGGGCAGTAAGAGAAGGTACAGCAGCAGATATTTCTGTCATGCAAGTCGGTAAAAGTGCAGACTTCTCTGTTGCTTTTAGTGCAATACAAAGAATAGAAGCAAGACTTGAGTTTGCTTTCTTGATGGCAAGATCAGTACAACGTGACGCAGAAAGAGTGACAGCAGCCGAGATAAACCTTATGGCACAAGAACTAGAGAATAGTCTCGGTGGTATTTATAGTATCTTGACTCAAGAGTTTCAACTACCGTATCTTAGAAGGCGTATGCACCTGTTAGTAAGGCAAGGCAAGGTTCCTAAGTTGCCTGATGAACTGGTCAAACCTAAGATAGTGACAGGACTTCAAGGACTTGGTAGGGGTAATGATAGAAACAAACTGATTGAGTTTATCAGTACTGTAGCTCAAGCTTTAGGACCAGATGTAATGAGACAGTACGTCAATGTAGATGAAGCGGTGAAACGTCTTGCTACCAGTATTGGTATAGATACTGCTAACCTAGTAAAAACACAAGATCAAATTCAAGCAGAACAAGAAGCTGCACAACAACAACAACTTATTCAAAGTCTTGGACCTGCTGCCTTGGGATCATCTTTAGTTGATCCTAAAAAACTAGCTGATGCAGCAGCACAGCAACAACAAATGGAGGATCCTAATGCCCAACAACAAGCCTAGAAAAAGAAACGAAAACGGAAAGTTTGTTTCTGAAAAAGCTATCGTTAGCGAACTAGGTGTTAACGAAAAAAATCCAGTACCAGAAAAATCTGGTGATGTTGTTACTGGACATGGCAACACAATTCACTATAGTTAAAAGAAAACCACTATGACTTCATCACAAGTAAATGTTTCAGAGACACCGCCAATGTCTGCTAATGACTTGGAAGGTTTAAAAGATGAGAATGGTTTATATGCTGGCAAGTTTAAAACTGTAGAGGATTTGGTAGGAAGCTACAAAGAACTCGAAGGTAAGCTTGGTGCTATAGATCAAACCAGAGAAGAACCAGAAGGCGTAGCAGAAGAACAGACAGAAGAACAAGAAACAGAAACTAACGACTCTGACTTTAATGCAGAAGAATATTATGGAGATGGCCTTGCTTCTGTATTAGAAGAAGTAGGTATTGATCCACAAGATATATCAAATCGTTTTGCAGAAAATGATGAGATTAATGAAGATGACTACAGCAAGCTAAGTGAAGCTGGTTTCTCAAAACAAATTGTTGATACTTATTTAGATGGTCTTCGTAATGCTGGTATGGCAGGTGAAGTAGATGCACAAGGTATCAGAGACTCAGTAGGTGGAGATGAAAGCTATGGTCAAATGGTTTCTTGGGCGATAGAAAATTTACCTGCTGATGAAGTCCAAGCCTTTAACAAGTTAACGGATACAGGAGATGGACCTGCTATTAAGTTGGCTGTTCAAGGTATCTATTCACAATACAATAATGCTATGGGAGTTGAACCAAATCTTTACTCAGGTCGTGCTTCTACTGGTGGACCTACACCATTTAGATCTACAGCAGAAGTAGTAAATGCTATGTCTGATCCTCGTTGGGAGAAAGATGTATCTTATACAGAAAATGTTAAAGCACGTTTAGCAGGTTCTAACGTATTCGGCAATGGGTAAGTTATGTGCTAGAGGTAAAGCAGCAGCTAAACGTAAATTCAAGGTTTATCCGTCTGCTTACGCTAACGCTTATGCTGTTCGTGTTTGCAAAGGAAATATAAAAGGACCAGATGGTCAGAAGCGAACTGCATCTGGTTATTCAAAATCAAGAAGATCTTTACGCATTTCTAAAAAATGAAAAAACTAACAGACAAACAAAAAAAGAATCTTGATAAAACTGGTGATGGTAAACTCACTAAAGAAGATTTCTTATTAGTTCGTAGACTAAAGAAAAAGAAAAATGGCACAGCTTAGTCTAAGTCAGATAAGAACTTTGAAGAAACATTCAGAGCATCATTCTAAAAAACACATGGATATGATGAAGAAACTTATGCGTGAAGGTAAAACATTTAAAGCTGCACATACAGCAGCACAAAAAGAAGTAGGCAAATGAGTTTAAAAAGATGGTTTAAAGAAAAGTGGGTAGACGTAAAAACTGGCAAACCTTGTGGTCGTCAGAAAGGTGAGAGTCGTGGCTACCCTGCTTGCAGACCATCAAAAAGAGTTAGTAGTAAAACTCCAAAGACTACAAGTGAGATGAGTAGTAAAGAGAAAGCTAGGTTTAAAAGAGAAAAGACAGGTGCAAAAAAGATCAGTTACCAACACAGAAGAAAAAAAAGAAATAGTTTAAAGATTGCGTAAAGGTGTTATATTTTAAGTAGCTTACATTTTTTATGTCTAAGGGTGTATCAATGACTAAGAAGGATAAAGACCCCACAGGTGGTCTTACTGCTTCTGGTCGTAGAAAATACAACCGAGCAACAGGTGGAAACTTGCAAGCTCCTGTTACTAAAAAGACAGGTCTTTCTCCTAGACAAAAAGCAAGAAGAAAATCTTTTTGTGCAAGAATGTCAAAGGTAAAAGGACCATTAAAAAAAGATGGCAAGCTAACTCGCAAAGCTCTTGCACTACGCAAGTGGAATTGTGGGTCTGTAAAAACTTAACAAAGTAGAAATCTAAATATCCTTGTGCCTGATGCGTCAGATACCACTTGAGAGAAAGGATTGAAACGAAGTTAGTTACTCAAATTTGTAAACATTAATCAAGGAGTTTTCCTATGGCTAACGCCACAGTATCTCGTCTTGGTTTGGTTAATAACACTGGTACAGGCTTTGACGCACTTTTTCTGAAAATTTTTTCAGGAGAGGTTCTAACAAGTTTTGCTAGGAATAACATTTTTAACGAGCAACTTCATTCAGTTCGTACTATCACAAGTGGTAAGTCAGCACAGTTTCCAGTTCTTGGAACTGCTACTGCTGCATATCACACAGTGGGCGAACCTTTGGTAGGAGCTAACCAAATCAAGGCAAATGAAAAGATTATCAACATTGATGATCTTCTAATTGCACAGAGTTTTATCGCAAACATTGATGAACTCAAGAATCATTATGACGTAAGAGCTACTTACGCTGATGAACTAGGTAAGGCACTTGCTCGTACCTATGACCAGAACGTAGCCAAGCAGATTGCAAACGCTTCCAGAGCTTCTACTACTATTAGTGGTGGTAATGGTGGTGTTGAATTAACACTTGCTACTGGTAATACAGCTTCATCAGATGTTACTGGTGATGAGATAGCAGGTGCTATCTATGACATTGCACAGACATTTGACGAGCGTGACATTCCTCCTACAGATAGATTCTGTGTATTGCCTCCAGCCGAATACTATAAATTGGCTGAGTCTGCTACAAGAACTGTAGACGTTGACTTTAACCCACAGGGTAATGGTTCGTTTGCTTCTGGTAAGGTACAACAAGTTGCTGGCATCCCAATAATGATGTCAAACAACGTACCTCAAACAAACGTATCTTCTAACCCAAGTGGAGCTAACAACACCTACTCTGGTGACGATAGTAAAACTATTGGTCTTGTCTTCCACAAATCGGCTGTCGGTACAGTTAAGTTGATGGACATGACAACTGAAATCTCTGGTTCAGATTATGGCATAATGTATCAAGGAACCTTAATGGTTGCTAAGTATGCGTTAGGACATGGCATCTTAAGACCAGAATGTGCAGCTACTATTAAGCTATCTGCTTCTTAATTTCAATTTATAGGGTATCTTATTATTAGATACCCTTTTTTTATACCCATGTATTCATCTAAAAAGAAAAAAAAGAAAGGTGGGAGAGACTCACTTAAGATCAAAAAGAAAGGTTACTAATAATGGCTATAGCTGCAACTACTGAACTTGAAGCGATCAACATAATGCTTGCTGCTATAGGAGAAGCACCTATAAACACTCTTGTAGGTACACTTCCTGTTGATGCTCGGATTGCTCAATCAACCTTATCTGAAGTAAATAAAAGTGTACAGTCAGAAGGTTGGTCTTTCAATACAGAAATTGATGTAACTTTTACAAGAGATAGTTCTAATCAAATTAGTTTACCTACAGATATTCTTAGTATTGACGCTAATATTCATCATCATCCAACCATTGACCCTATACAACGTGGTTTAAAATTATATGACAGACAAAATAATAAGTTTGAATTTGACGAGGACTTGATTTGTACTGTTGTTTATTTTAGAAATTTTGATGAAATACCAGAACCAGCCAGACATTACATAAATATACAGGCTGCAAGAAAATTTGTTGATAGGCTTGTAAGCGATCAAGCACTAAGAACTTACACACAACAAGACGAGACTAGAGCTAGAGCGATACTTATGGAAACAGACTTAGCAAATGGAGATCATAATATATTAAGAGGAGATCCTTCTCTTACTAGTATCTTTGATACTTACAATCCTTCTAGTGCTTTAATTAGATAACTATGGGTGTTATATCAAGAGCTATACCTACATTATTGAGAGGTATATCACAATCTTCTGATGCTTTGAAGCAACCAGATCATGCTGAAATACAAGACAATGCTGATAGCAACCCCGTTCTTGGTCTTACAAAGAGATCTGGCTCTCAATTTTTATCTACAATTAGTAGTTCTACTCTTGGTAATGTCCATATACAAACTATAAACAGAGATGTTAATGAAGAGTATGTAGCAATATTCAGTAATGGTGATGTAAAAGTTTATGAACTGGATGGAACAGAAAAGACAGTAAACAAACCTGATGGAACAGCATATTTAAATACATCAAACCCTAGAAGTGTAATAAAAACAGTAACTATTGCTGATTTTACTTTTGTTGTTAATACAAGTATTACACCAGTAATGGATTCAGCATTATCAAATAGTGCTAGTAATATAACTCAAGCAATAGTATTTATAACTCAAGCAACAGCAGATACAACTTATTCAGTCACCGTAGATGGCGTGACAGTTTCAGATAATACTGCTGGTAATAATCCCTTATCAACTGATACTGTTGCTGCTGATATAGCCAGTGGTTTAAACGCTGGACTTACAGGTTTCACAATTGTTAGAAATGGTCCTGTTATTCATATTAAAAAAAATGATGGTAGTAATTTCTCAATAGATGGTACTGATACACAAGGTAATACCAAGATGACAATTATTAAAGATACGGTACAGCAGTTTACAGATCTTCCAAATGTGTCACCTAATGGATATGTAGTAGAAATTATTGGTGATGAAGGTACAAACTTTGATAATTATTACGTTAAATTTGTAACTAACAATGGAAATGCTTTTGAAGAAGGGCAATGGCAAGAAACAGTAGAAGCTGGCATACCTTTTAAATTTAATTACGCAACAATGCCACACGTTCTTATACGTCAAGCTAATGGTGAATTTACATTTTCACAAGTTAATGGTGCTACCTCTCTTCTTACCCTTAACACTGGAACATATAGTCAATTAGGGAATGTAGTTACTATCAATATAAATAATCATGGTTTACAAACTAATGATAAAGTTGAACTAACATTTGCTACTGATGGATCACAAGGTGCAGGGTGGATTGCTTCTGATGGAATAACGCAAGGTGTTCAATATACAGTTTCTTATGTTAATGCAAACTCTTTTACCATATCCAGAACAGAACATAATAGTGTCCCCATTTCAAATTCTAATGTAACTGACAGTGGATCAAGTAATATTGTATTTAGACAAATTCTACCTAAATGGGGTGAACGTGTAGTTGGTGATGTTGTATCTGCACCAGACCCTTCTTTTATTGGTCAAAAAATAAACAACGTATTTTTCTTTAGAAACAGACTTGGATTTCTTGCAGGTGATAATGTCATTCTTTCTACAGTATCAGAGTTTTTTAATTTCTTTCCAGAAACAGTTATATCAGTTTTAGATACTGAGCCTATAGATGTAGCTGCATCTCATACAAAAGTTGCAATACTAAAACACGCAGTAACTATGGGAGAAAAACTTATATTATTTTCTGAACAAACACAATTTGTATTGTCAAGTTCAGCAGATAATTTAACGCCTTCAACAGCTAACGTACTTGTACAAACTGAGTTTGAAAGTAATACAGCAGCGCAACCTGTAGGCTCTGGTTCTTCTATTTATTTTTTAACTAAAAAAGGTACTTTTGCAGGTATTAGAGAATATATCCTCACAGGTAACCAACAAATCCAAGATGCTGCAAATACAACTATTCATGTACCAAGACTGATACCAAGTGGCATTTTTAAAATGGCAGTATCAAATAATCAAGATATTCTTGTTTTGCTTGGTACAGAAAATCCAAACAAGTTATATGTAAACAGATGGTTATATGGTGAAGGTTTTAGTAAAGCTTTAAATGCTTGGTTTACTTATACATTAAACAGCAATAGATCTATTTTAAATATTGATTTTATTGGTACTGATTTGATAATGGTTATAGAAGAAGCTAATGGTGTTACCCTTGAAAAAATACCATTTGAAACAGGTTTTACAGAATCTAATGCAGAGTTTGAATATCACTTAGATCATAAAGTAACCGAATCAACTAACGGTGTATCTGTTGCTTACAACTCTAGTACTGACATTACAACATTTACTGTGCCATATAGAGTTAGAAGCAATATGAATATTGTTGGTCGATACCTTGCCAGTAATGAAACAAGCACTTTTATTGATACTCAAGGTAATACGCAAACACTTAAAGCTGGACAAGTTTTAAAGACTACTAACCTTGTAGATGGATCTACTTCAACTATTACAGCAGCAGGTGACTTTACAAATAGTAAATTTATTATTGGTGAACCTTATGAAATGCATTATAGATTTAGCAAACAAAGACTAACAGGACCAAATGCAAATGAATTTATAAGTGGTCGATTACAAATACATCATTTTTATATTAAGTATGAAGATTCTGGTTTTTTCCAAGTAGAAGTAACACCTGAGAACAGAGACACATCTCTACATAAATTTACTGGACGTTTGCTTGGTGCTGCTTCTGCTTCTGTTGGTCTAATTAATTTAGATACAGGAACTTTTAAAGTGCCAGTAATGAGCAAATCAGATAGAGTAGATATAGATATAAAAAACAATACATTCTTACCTACATTATTAGCTAGTGCAGAATATGAAGGAGTATTTCACATGAGGAGTAGAAGAATTTAATGGGATATTTAAGAAAATCAAAACTTTCAGATCTTAATTATGTATGTCAAAACATGAGGCAAATGGATCGACTAGAAGGTTTATACCAAACAGGGAAAGATGCTGAAGATGCTTTACGTTTATGTTATTTATTTGGTGACAAAGTTTTAACAATAGCTGGTGACAAAGATCAACCTATGGGTTTATGTGGAGTAATAAAAGATGGCTGTATATGGATGATTTGTACTGACGAATTGTTTTCTAATAAAAAATATAAAATACAACTAATAAGAAAAGGTAGAAAATGGGTAGACAGTTTGTTGAAATCTTATAAAGTCCTATATAATTTTGTATATGCAGAGAATCATACTGCTATAAAGTGGTTAGAAGCTCTCGGTTTTGTTTTTATAAATTATCACGAAAAGTATGGTCAACATGAAAAACCATTTTATGAATTTCTGAGGATCGCCTAAATGTGTTCTGTACCAGCAGCTATTAGTGGAGGTTTAGGTCTTTTTCAAGGGCTTGCTATGCGTAGTGCTGCAAAGCAAAGAGCAAGAGCTACATTTGAAGCAGAAAAACAAGGTGTTGCTTCGGCAGAAGACAATAAAAGAAATAAACAATTAGCTTTAGCTGAACAAAGTCAAGCAAAAAAAGCACAAGAATCACAAAATGTATTTGCTAAAAATATAGAAAACTTACAAGCAACAGCAACTTTATTATCAACAGGAAAAGTTGGTAATACTATAAATTTACTAGTTATGGATCAAGCAAGAAAAGCAGGTAATTATAGAGAATCTGTAAGACAAACATTAGAATCATTTGCTAGACAGTATGATAGAAACATACAATCTACAGAATCAGAATATCAAAACATCAGAAACAGATTAAGTGCTAATACTATAGAAGCATATAGTAAAGTACCTTCAGTAGGTGAAGCTCTTTTAGGTGGTGTAACAAGTGGCTTTAATACCGAACTTGGTATGGAAGACAACATATTTAATCGTGCCTAAATTATGACTTCAAGTTTTCAAAGCACAGCAGGGCAAATTTTTGATTCACCTGTCAATACTTTTGTAGAGCCTGTTACTACTATACGAAGAAGTAGCATGGCAGATTTAGCAGAAATTTTATCGGCAGTTAATCCAGTTCTAACAAATTTTGCAGTTCAAAAAACTGAGCAACAAAGGGCTAAACAAAAAGCAGAAGGTGAGCTTATTATTACAATGGCAAATCCCGAAAGAATACAAGAAATTACTAATGCTTTAGCTAGTAAAGATAAAACAGCTATAAAAGATTTAATTGGTAGTAATTATTTTGTAAGAACAGGTGTAGAAAAAAGAATTGCAGAACTGCAAGGTCTGTCTCAAGAAAGTAAATTAAATGAATTTTTAACTACTTATAGAGTTCAAAAAGAAAAAGATGGTGCGACTAGATCTATACCTTTAAATGAATTTAGTGTTAATTCACCAGAGTTCCAAGAAGCAATGCAGAAGTTTCAACAACAAGAAGTTGCTGACTTAACTGGTATTAGACAATCATTTATAAATCAATACTTCTTACCAAAACAAGGCATTGCAATTCAAGGTGCTTTTTCTCAACAACAAAAAGATCACAATGAATTTAATGTAAAAATTGCATCTGATACTTTAAATGACAGTATTATTAGTAATTTTTCAGCAATAGATTTTGATGATGTTGAAGATATAGATGTAACAAATCCAGACTCAGCTATAAATGTTGCTACAAGAAACATACAAAAAGAAATTAAATATCAAGAATCAGTAGGTTTAATAAAAAGTGTATCGCCTACAGAATTAGCAAAAACAGTAACAGCACAAGCAGAACAAATATTTTTAATTAATCAAAGAAAAGGCAAAAGTGGTGTTGTTGCAGTAGAAGATTTTTATAATGTTATATCTAGGTTACAAGTAGGTCCAGAACAAGATGTAAAGATAGGAGTTGACGAAGAAGGTAAACCTATATTTGAAAAAAGACGAGCAACCCTAGCAAAGTTTCTTGGTGAAGATTGGAATAAAATGAAAGCTAGATTAATTAATGCAGAAAAAAGTTATGACGATTTTAAAGAAGAAAAATATTTAAAAGTTATTACACCAAGAATAGAAAGTGCTTTAAAGGATTTTGATTTTACAAATGAAGATGGTACAAGAAATACAAAAGCCTTAGAAACTTTAGGTTCTGTATTTGGTGAAAAGTATAGAGAACCTTTCTTAGAAGCTATAGAAAACTTAGATGTATCAAGAGATGATTTTTTTGATGAATTTGATATAAGAATTATAAATAAAGATTTTGTCTCTCCTTTGTATGCTTTGCGTGAATTAGAAGAATTTAGAAAATCTTTAGGTACAACAATTACAGAAGAAGATAAAACAAGATTAAATGAAGCAAAAGAACAAATTGTAAAATTATTAGGTAAAGATGTTCTAGGAGTTCAAAGAACAAAAATTAACGACATTATTAAGCAAGCAGGTACTTTATTAGGTAAAGATAATTTTGATAGTAGTTTTTATAAAGAAGAAACTTCTTTATATTATTCAGATGCTACAAATGCTCTTAACAAAAAAATTGTAGAGATTTCTAAAAATGCAGATAATTTAAATGCACAAGAATTTGAACAACAAATAAATGCAGCATTGCAAGCTTATACAGTTGATATATATAAAATTAATAATGAAAATTTAGTAGGTACTGATCAAGGATATAAATTAAAAACAAACTCAATATGGAATGAAGGTAGAAGACAATATGAATCTGAAGTACCTCTTGACGACAGAAGTTTTGAGACTTTTGAAAGACAAAAAACTAATGAAGAAAAGCTAGAAGAAAAAAGATTACAACTAGAAAAGGAAGCAGAAGAAAAAAGGCTTGCAGAAGAAAAGAAAAAAGAAACACCAAAAGAAGAGAAAAAAGGTTTTAGACAAAATATTCTTGAATTTTTTACACCTAAAGATGTAAGTCAAAACACCAATAACCTTGCTACACAGTTTGTAAGTCAACTACAGGATTATGGTATTAGTGAAGATGATGCAAACAATCTTGTAGATACTTTTGCTGCTAGTCTTAACTTGCCTTATGCAGGTGGGGGTGAAGATATGAGTAGACCAGAAGGCGGTGTACTTGTAAGTGGTCTAAAACAAATGACAGATAAGTTTGACCAGTTTAATGGTGCTGTTTCTTATGGTAGTGGTGGTAGAGAAGAAAATTTAAAGAAAGATCCAAACTTTATAAGGACTATAGAAAAAGATGGTTTTAGTCATACTTACGCTGATAAATCATCACAAGAAGTTATAGATGAAGCAAAGAATATATATATAGATTTAGTTGAAAACAATACTCAAGAAAATGTTGAAGCTAAATATGCTATAGCTCAAATGGTTCTAACAGAAGCAATATTAAGTAGTGAAGAAGATATAATAGGTGTAATGCAATCTGTCTTAATGAGAGTAGCAAGAGCTAGATTAGGTATTAGAGAAGAGCCTTATGGTGCTTACGAAAAAGATATTATTACTGAGATGCTTAGACCTTATCAGTATGCTGGCTTAGAAGGTAAGACAAAAGAAGATTTATTAAGTCCTACACCAATTAAGGAAGATGAAGAGACATTGAAGAGAGTAATTGATATTCTATGGAAGAAGCAACCTGACCAAACAATAATCTAAATGACAGACTCAGCATTAAATAACCAGACAAACAATGAAGAGGAATCTTTTGATTTTTCTGATTTGACAAACTTCAATAAAGTTAAATATGAACCTGCAAATGTAGGTAATAATAATACGCAAAAAAATAGTTACTTTGATTGGAATACACAAATAGATATAAAAGATACTTACAACACTTTGTATAAAGATACAGAAGATGATGATGATGATTTTGAGTTTTATAACGAAAGTATGTTTGATCCTTCGCAAGAAGTATTTTCAGCATTTACACAAGCCGATAACGAAAGCAAAAACCTTCATGTATCTGATGATATGTTGAAGTATCTTGGATTAAATAATTTCTTTGATAAAACAAAAAATACCAATACACCTTTAAGAAGACCTAGCGACAGAATTGCTATTGAAAAAGTATTTAAAGATGCAACAGGTTTTTATTTTCAAGATTTTCTTAATAACGAAATACCAAAGTCTTCAATAGAAACAGAGCAATTTCAAATTGGATTAGATAAAGTATTTCAGTTTTACGAGGATCAAGGGTTTGAAGTAGAGATACCAGAAAGAACAAACCTTACACAGTTTGAACAAACCATGAAAGGTTTAGGTATTGAAATTGGTGGTGGTCTTACGCTTGATGCTTTGACAGCACCTTTACTAGGTGCAGGTCCGTACGGAATACTTGCTTATGGAGTTATAAATACTGTTGGTGGTGGTATTTTTAACTATGAAGCACAGAAAAAAAGATTTGGACAGACAGGTTTTTTAGGTGTTAAAGATCAAATAAATTATGGAGAACTTTTAACTTCTAGTGCTATTCAAGCCATACCTTTTGCAACAGAAACTAAAGGATTGAAAGGTGTAGCTAAATCAGGACTTTTTGGTGGAACTTTAGGTGGTGCTGAAGTAACAGTAAGAACTTTAATAGATGAACAAAGGTTTCCTTCTTTTGAAGAATTTGTAACTTCTGTAGGTCTTGGTTCTGGTTTTGCTGCAAGTTTTAAAGGTGGATTAGAACTTTTGGAACGTCTAGGTAAAAAGTTTGCAGGTAAAAATGCAGATGAAGTAAACAAACTACTTACTAAAACTGAAAAAGAAAAGATTGATAAAGTTGTTGAAGATAGTTTTGTACTACAAGAACAGATACAACAACAACCACAAGCTAATGTAAGAGGTGATGGTGGTTTTAATATTGGTGAAACTAATTTAGGTGAATTTAAATTACCTAAAGGTTTCTTAAAAATGAGTCCTAGATATGGTTCTGCTAGTTTAGAATTTGGTTCTGATATAGATAAAGTTGCATATATATTAAGAGGTAACAGAGTAAAACCTTTAACAGATAAACAAAAAATATCACACGAAAGATTGACCAGATTATTAGAAGATCAAGGTATTGATGTCAATACAGTAAGAAATCATGGATCTAAAATACATCAAAAGATAAAAGATATAGTAAAACAAAAAACAGGTTCAGCTAAAGCAACACCTGACAATACAGGCGGTATGATGATTAAAGTACCAACTGATAATGTATTTATAAAAAAAGTAAAACAGAAAACAGGTGGAGAAGATCTAGGACCAAAGAATCTTAATCCTAATCAAACTAGCTTATTGAAAGCTGTAGACCAAGCAAGTGCTACTAATATTAAAAATGCAGTAAAAGCTCTTAAATCAAAAGGTTGGACAAGTGCAGAGACAGTTACAGATAAAGAAAACATTTTAAAAGCTGTAAAACTATTTGACCCAGATCAACCAGACTTTACAAAGAAAGTATTGGAATTAGAAAAGTCTGATTTGATTGTAAAGATGGCAGACGAAATAGAATCTTATGGTCTTATAAACAAACAACCAGAAGTTAATACTGCTTTAGCTTTAAATGCTGTGTTTGCAGCAGAACGATTAAATAATAAAAACAATGCTTTTTTAAATGCTTTAAATAGTAAAAATCCAGAACAAATTGAAACAGCCATAACAGAACTTACTGGTTCTATAGATGCAATGAAACTATGGTTAATGAGATATTTAAAACCAAGCAGCAGAGCAGGTCAAATCTTACAAAAATTAAATATAAAACCTTTAAAAGGTATGGAAGGTAAGACAGCAGCAGAATATGTAGAAGCTGCAAACTTAAAATTAAATAAAACTGCCGAAGAAAAATTAGTAAATACTTTAGAAGAAGTTGCTTTTAGTAGCGAGAATCTAAAAAAAGATTTGATAAGACAACTAGAAACTTCAAAACAAACAGGTGATTTTAGTGAACTTTATAGAATAGGAAAAATAATACAAGCAGCAGACGGAGAAACAGAAACTTTATTTGGTCTTACAAAAGTAGATGCTTTTAGAGTGCAAGACGATAATGCACTTACCAAAGGATTTAAAGTAGCTAACGAGATTGGTATAAATGGAATGTTATATAGATTTGGTACTAATACAGCAAACTTTGTATCTGCAACTTTAAACACTTATCACAGACAACTAAAGCTATTTTTAGGTGCAGAAAATCCAGAAATGTTAGAAGCTGCTATGAGACATTTTGTTTCTTTGCATAGCAACTATCACTTTATGAGAAAGGCATATAAAAAATCTATGAAGATGGAAGATAACTTTATTAACTTAGGAAATAGAAAATATCAAAACAGATTTGCTATTAAATCTGATGGTAGTGGTGCAGGTGCTAAAGCTATTAATGCTGCTGGTACTGCAATAAGATTTTCTGGTCGTAATATGACAGCTACAGACGCAGCAGTACAAGCACCAAACTTAATTGCAGATGTAACTTATATGGCATTTATAGAAGCAAAAAGACAAGGATTACCAAGAAATGAAATAGATAAATTTATTAAAAAACATACTAATGCAGTTCTTGAATGGTATGCACAAAATGGCGATAATGAATTAGAACCACTTACAAAAAGATTTTTATTACACGCTAAAAAACAAGCTAAGTTTGCAACTTTTACTCAAGACATTGATACTACAGGTAAGTTTGGTCAAGCTATGAAATTTGCTGATAATGCAGCAAACAAATATCCATTAGTAAGATTATTTATATCTTTTACAAGAACACCTGCAAATATTAAATCAGGTAATTTTAGAAATAATCCTATGTTTACACCCTTTGTAAATCCTTTAAATAAACAACAACAAATAAATATTCCAGATCAAGTTCCTTTAGTTGGTGGTAGAAATCTAAATTTATTAAGTGAATTAACAGTACCAGAATTAAGAAAACAACTTAATAGTCCTGATCCAAAGATACGAGCTATAGCAAATGCAGACATAAATCAAGCTGTTGCTTTTATTACAAGCATTGCTGGTTTTGTTACTTCTGCCAACATATTGGCAAATGACCCAGAGTATATACCACCAGTAATACTAACAGGAGGTGGACCTGATTTTGGAACTAAAGAAGGTGCTGCTATGTGGAAAAAAATGTATTTAAATCGTTGGCGACCATATAGCATTGGGTATCTTCAATATGATGAAAATGGTGAACCCGAAATAGGGGAAGATGGTAAACCTGTTTATATTTACAGATCTTATGAAGGTTGGTTAGAACCTTTATCTGGCTCATTAAAAATGACAGTTGATACTATAAATTCATTAGGAATACTTGGTGGTAAGCCTTATGACGAAGCAACAACAGGGTTAGTAATGTCTATAGTACAAAACCTTTACAATGATTCATGGACTTCTCAAGCAGAAGAATTAATTAATGTTATGAGAAGTAGTGCAGATTTAGTAGATAGTGAAGGTGATCCTGTTAAAGATTATAGAAGTAAAAAGTTTGCTAATTTTGTTGGTAGATTTATTACATCAAGAGGACCATTTTCAGGTGTTGTTGCTGAATTAAGAAGGTATCCAGCAGACTTATTAAAAGTAATGGGCTTTAGTAATGAAGAAATAAAAGTATTTCAAAGAAGACCAGACACAAGAGTAAGGGCTGGTGATATAAACAAATCAGATGACCCTAAGGATCCAAACTATAATAAGTCTTCAATGTTTGCTTTAGCGTGGAGATCAACCCTAAATGAAATTAGTCGTAGGTATGGCATAGGACCAGACTTACCTTTTGATGTAGAACATATAACAAATGAACCAATAGTCTACCCAAACAGAATGGGTGGTAATATTTTTGGAATTGGTGTTACTACAAAAAGTAAAAACTATCCTGTATATACTGCTTTGCAAGGTATAGGAAGAAGACTAGCAGAGCCTAGTGAGTTTGTTACAGGTGAATATAACAAGCAAAATTTTGTACCGATTAGATTAGATACCTATGAATACAACGCTATGAAAAAAGATATTAATACTATGGAACTTAATGCTGGATATGGTAAAAAGACTATACTTGAAAGTATGGAAGCATATTTAAAAACTGATAGATACTTAAAAGCAAAAGGTATTGTTGATGAATTTGGTTTAAAAAGTGAACAAGGCTCAATAGCAGCTAATAATATTTTTTATGAATTAAGTGCAATTAATAAAAGATATATACAACGAGGAGAATATAATCATATTAATAAGAAATTTTCAAAAGAAGAACAAAGAGGTATATTGAATTATAAAAGAGGAATACAAAAAGATTATAATAATCTTATAAGAAGACCCTCTTTAAACGAGTAACATGGCTACCAACACAGCAACATCTTTTACTAATCATACTGCCCCTTCTTCTGGTTCTACTGCTGGTCCTTATGCTATTAGTTTTAATTATTTAGAACAGTCTGATGTTGATGTAACTGTTGATGGAGTGTTGCAAACACTAAGTGTTGCTTATACCTTTACTAGTGGTACTCAAATAACATTTACTTCTGGTAATGAACCTGCAAACGGAGCTGCTATTGTTATTAAAAGAGATACTAATATTAGTGCTAAGAAAGTAGACTTTCAAGATGGTTCTGTTCTTACTGAAACAGATTTAGATACTAATACTGAACAACTGTTATTTGGTCTTCAAGAATTTACTGACAAGATAAATGGTATAGAAGATCTCTCTACAAGAGATATGGACGCATTAGAAATAAAAATAGCATACGAAAGTAATAGCAATACAAATGCTTTTACGGATGCAGAGCAAACAAAATTATCAGGTATTGAGGCATCAGCAACAGCCGATCAAACCGCAGCAGAGATTAGAACTTTAGTAGAAAGTGCTACTGATAGTAATGTTTTTACTGATGCAGACCACGCTAAGTTAGATTCACTTTCTAATGTTACTAATGCAATACTAAACAGTGACCTTGATGGTAAAGGTGAATTGTTAGTTGGAGATGGCTCTGGTAACCCTACAGCTTTACCTGTTGGTACAGATGGTTATGTGTTAAAAGCCGATAGCAACGAACCAACAGGTGTTAAATGGTCGCTTGCTACTGCTAATGCTCCTCTTAACCAAAGTCTTAACGCTTCTAATTTAACTTCTGGTACAATACCAAATTCCGTATTTCCAGCAACTTTACCAGCAATTAGTGGAACTAACTTAACTAATTTAAACGCATCTAACTTATCATCTGGCACAGTTCCTGACGCTAGATTTCCAGCAACACTGCCAGCAGCTTCAGCAACAAACCTTACATCTATACCAGCAGGGCAACTTACAGGTGCTTTGCCAGCAATCGATGGATCTGCTTTAACAAACTTACCTAGTGGCGGTACGACATATTCTGCTGGATCTGGCTTGATACTTACTGGCACTACATTCTCTGTTGATACTTTAAACCAAAACACAACAGGATCAGCAGCCACACTAACTACAGCAAGAAATATAGCTGGTGTTGCTTTTGATGGTTCAGCAGATATATCTCTTAACAATAATGCAATTACTAATGGTGCTGGATATATTGACGGTTCAGCTTTAAATGCAACCAATTTAACTTCTGGCACAATACCAGATGCTAGATTTCCAGCAACCTTGCCGGCAGTTTCAGCAGCAAACTTAACATCAATACCAGCAGCTAACATAACTGGTACGCTACCAGCGATAAGTGGAGCAAATTTAACTAATTTACCAGCAGCAGATTTAAGCAGTCTTAATGCTAGTAATTTATCTAGCGGTACAATACCTGACGCCAGATTCCCCGCCACATTGCCAGCGATAAGTGGAGCTAATTTAACTAATTTACCCGCAGGTAATCTTTCAAATTTAGATGCTTCTAATTTAACTTCTGGCACAATACCAGATGCTAGGTTTCCAGCCACTTTACCAGCGATATCAGGTGCAAACCTAACAAATTTACCTAGTGGTGCTGGTAGCTTAGTAGGTGGGAGTGGTGAAGAAATTTTTGTAGAAGTAGATAATGAAATGAATAATAGTTTTACCACAACATCTGGAAGAAATTATATAGCTTTGTCTAATTTAAGTATTGCTACTGGTGTTGTATTTACTATTACAACTGGCACTATTGTAAATTTCACTTAAAATTATGACAGCTAAAGCTTTTGCCTATCTCGTGAAATCAGGAGGTCTAGTAGGATCTGGTGGTGAACAATTATTTATTGAAGCAGATAGCCAAGTAGATAATAGTTTTACAACAACAACAGGCCAAAACTATTATGCAGTAAGTCCATTAACTATTGCATCTGGTGTTGTTTTAACTATTTCTAATGAAACTGTTTTAGACTTTATTTAAGAAACATTTTTTATTTATTATGACAAAATTAAATGTTAATGAAATTGAAGCTAATGGTACAAACAGCAATGTAAAAGTTGTCGGTAAAGGTGCTGATGGGGGTTGCGAAATTAAAGGTGGTACTAATGACGCAACTTTGCAATTAAATTGTTCGGCACAAACTCATGGTGTCAAATTAAAATCACCACCTGATAGTGCAGCCCAAAACTACACAATAATTTTGCCTGACAATCAAATAGATGCAAATAAAGTCTTAAAAGTAAAAAGTATTACTGGTAGTGGCGCAACTGCTGTTGGTCAATTGGAATATGCAGCTCCACCAACAACAACAGTAACTAATATGAATGCATCTAATATAACAAGTGGTACGTTACCAAATGCTAGATTTCCTTCTTTAAGCGCAACTGATGGCGCTGGTTTAGCTTTAATAAGTAAATCTACAGTATCAACAGATAATACTATTACAACTATTGATTTTGATTTAGAAGATAATAGTTTATATAGATTAGTCGGTAAAAATATTACACTTTCTGCAAATAATGACAATATAAAATTTGAATGGTTAGATAGTAGTAGCCAAGCGCAAACAAATATAATTAATAGCAATTATAGAGCATACAATAAGTACACTGAAACACAAAGCTATGTTATACCATGGGATGATCAAGGTTATATGGGTACAGAATTTTCATTCATAGCAACAATTAGTACTAAAGCATATTTTAACTATATGATTCTTAATCATTATGCCCCTGGCTATCAATATAATTATTGCGATTCGTATTCAATGTTTGACCATGAAGCGACTGACGGTACAACAAAAAGTATAAATAAAATTAGATTAACAACTAACAACAGTAATTACTATCAATCTAATACACAAATACTACTATATAAATATAATGAAAGTTAAGGTATAGACTTAAATATATTAATTTCTTATAATTAAATTAAATTAAATTAAATTTTTAATAATATGTCAAAAATAAAAATTAATGAAATTGAATCTTTATCATCTAATGGAGATTTAAGTATAACTCCTGATGGTACTGGTGTATTTGAAGTAACAGGAGAAGATGATAGTGGGACTTTACAACTTAATACTACAACACAAACCAACAAAATAAAGGTTAAAGCACCTTCTACAGCGCAAAATTATACAATGGTTTTGCCTACAACTGATATCGATTTATCTACTAATAAAATTCTTAAAGTTGATTCTATAACAGGTAGTGGTAGCACGGCGGTAGGTCAATTAGCATACACAGATTTACCAGAACCAGACTTAACACAATTAGACGCATCTCAACTTACTACTGGTACAGTGCCAAGCGCAAGAATAGCAAGTCCATTACCTGCAACAGCTGGTGCTGCATTTAAACACGTTTCTACAAACATTGTAACTGGATCGTATGGTGTATCGTATATAGATTTCACCTTAGATGATAATTCTTTATATAAACTAATTGGTATAGATCTTCGTACAGGTAACTCAAATCTTCAAGCAACACAAAGTGATGGCATAACTTTTAAATTTATAAGCTCTACAGGTGCACACCAAAATATTGCATATCAAGGTTTTTATGCAGATTGGATGACAACTGGTTCTAGTCATCAAGCATATACATTTGGTGGTTCTGGATCAAGTACGGCATATATGTACACAAAATGGATGACAAACGTAGCTAATTCTGCGTATCACAACTCAATTTTTGAGTTTGCAACTGGCGGTAAAAATGCATGGTTTTATTCAAAATTAAGAGATATGAACTCATCAGGAGCATATGAGTTTAACTTTTCTGAATTAAGAGGAAGTATTGATAATGCTCAAGGAAGTAATTATGAATTTAGAAAATTAAGAATAGGGCAGTCTAATGGTAGTGAGTACTTTATACCTCCTACTGAGTTTCGTTTATATAAATATATGGAAGCATGATTTTGATTTATAATTATAATATATAATAATAGAAATACTTTTTGTATTAAATGTCAAAACTAAAAGTTGATGAAATAGAAAGTAATAGTGCAGGTGTAAAGCTGGCTGGAAAAGGAACTGGCTTAGTTAAAGTTAAAGGTGCTGGTGGTGCGGACGGCACTTTACAATTGTCAAACGGTTCTAATGGAGTAAAACTAAAATCTCCTCCACATAGTTCAGCGCAGTCATATACTATGATTTTGCCTGACAATAACATCGTTCAAGATTCTTTTTTAAAAGTAAAAAGTGTATCTGGTAGTGGTGCTAGTGCTATTGGTCAATTAGAATATGCAACGCAAACTGAGCCAGATTTAACAAATTTAAATGCTTCTAATTTCACAACTGGAACAATATCAACTGCACGACTTGATACAAGTAGTATGTTCACAGCATCTAATGGTTTTGGGTTAAAGCTTATATCTAAATCAACTGTTTCAGCTGATAATACTATTAGTGAAATATCTTTTACTAATTTAGATGCAGATAGTATGTATTGGTTATTAGGTAAAAATATAAAAGTTAGTAGTGCTGATAATAATAATTTAAAAATAAATTATTTAGATAGTAGTAATAGTAGTACAAGTGCTTACGGCTTAGAATATAGAGATCAACCTTCTTCTGGAAATTATACTACCGCACTAAGTAATAGTAGTGGTTATAACTATAATTTGGCTGGTTATTACCAAGGGCAAAAACATGGATTTTTAGGAGAATTTTCAACTAATCAATATGGATATAGCTTTTTTGAAACTATGAGTTATAGTACAAATGAGTCAAGTGTCGTTAATCGCTTTAAAAGTTATGCACAAATAGGAAGTGTACGAGGTATAACAGTAAAACCTAATTCAAGTTCCTATTATTTGCAATCTGGCACTGAAATTTTACTTTATAAAATGGAGACATAGACATGTACAAAATGTTAAACGGTGAAACAATAAAAATGACAGATGAAGAGATTGCTGCTATACAAGCATCTCAACCAACTGCTGAAGAGATCACTGCTAGAAAATGGGAATCGATAAGGGCAGAAAGAAATTCTTTATTACAAGCTACAGATTGGAGAGCTAGTAGTGACCTTACTTTATCTGATGCTTGGAAAAATTATAGACAAGCTTTAAGAGATGTCCCAACACAGTCTGATCCAGACAATATTACTTGGCCTACAAAACCTAGCTAAAAATATAAGCTATTGTTACAGTATAAAAAACGTAGTATTTTTCAATGGCTCGTAAAACAACACAAGAATTACAGGAAGAACTTGCAACATTACAAAAAAATTACGAAGAAGCTGTACAAGTTCAAAAAAATATAAAGGAGAGATTTGTTGCTATCAATGCAATTTTAGCCGATAGAGCGGAGGCAGAAACTGAAAAAAAGTCTATTGCGAAATAATAGAAAAGGAGTGTAAATTTTGCGGTAAAGTGTTTGCCACAACAGAACAACGAAGAAAGTATTGTTCAAATGCTTGTAAAACAAGGTTTTATCGTAGAAAGCTGGCTACTTAGTTTCGGTGGTCATTTGCCTTGTCATTAAACTCATAGTGACGTATAAAGGTGACAGAGCTACAATTAGTAGTAACACAAGCACACTTGTAAACGAAAGTGCTTTAATTATTGCAAATTTAATCATGTTTCAAAAGATCGCTAATGTTTTAAGTATTGTCTCTTTCCTTATGGTAGCCTCCATGAGCGGTGGAGCGTACTTCGGTTACAAGTATGTAACGAGTGAAAATTTTAAATCCCAGGTAATGAAAGAGATCATGGGAAACGTATCTGGACTTATGCCGAAGGTATTAGATAAAGGTTTACCTGATATGACAGGTCCATCTGTGCCAACAACTAAAATTCCAAGTATTCCTAAATTATAAAATTATATGAATAATAATATTATTTTTAAAGGAGTGGTAGTAGGACTTGGAACAGCTTTTGTATCTTCTCAGTTTTATGCAATTAATCTATTAGCTACAAAACCTAACTTACCTATGTTTGATTTACCTGTCAGCAAGTATTCTACTTACGAAATTGAAGCTGATAAAAATAGTTATAAGATAAAACATCGTATGCACGATCCAAAAATTATTGCTTCTCTTGAAAGCAGCAAAAAGCCAGCAGGGTTCTTAGGTGCTAGTAAAGCTTTATCTACTAAAGAAACACAAAGAATAGCTGGTGAAAAAGATGTAACAATTATTAACAATGATGAACTTACAGCAAAGCAAATAGCTTGTATTGAAGAACGTAGTAAAGGTGCGGCAACTGGTGAATTAATTGGTACATCAGTGGCTACTGGTACAGGGCTTGCAACCTCGTTATCTAATGTTCCTATAGTTGGTTGGTTTTTATCTGGCTTTGCTACAAATCAAGCAAGGAGAGAAGGTGGTAAGATCGGGGCAGATATGGCATCTGACTTTAACGACTGTTAATGCCTACGATTAAAATACCTGAGATAAAAATACCAAA